GATGTAAACTTTTCCATATTTTGGTGGAGTTAATTCTTCTCCACCATAAGCAGTCACAGAATCTACATTTGGATAAATGTATCCAATAACTGCTTCATAATCAGAAGCAGTTACTGCCCTATACTGTGAGGAATAGATTCTTGGAGCATAGTGTTTAATTGAAGTAATAGATTCAATTTCATCACCATTTCTTGCGCGATCTACTGTGGTGATTCTTGAAATCTTACCAGGATCAATGTCAACATTAAATTCATCTTTTAAAATTCCCACAAAGTTAAAATTATTAGATCCATTTCCAAGTCTACCAGAACTTATAATGTAAGATGCTTCGATGTAATTTTTATCCTTTAACTTAGATCCAATAATGCCATCGCCAAAAAGAAGTTCATACTTTTCATCTGCAACTTCCTGAACAAGATAAACATTCGATGCTGAATTTAATCCTAGAATGTTATCAACTTGAATGTACTCTGCTGTAATTGAAGAATCAATTGTTGGTTTAACAGTAACTCTTAATGTAGAGGTATCGACAAAGGGGTTTGGTAAAATGAATCTCTGCTCAAACGATGCCTTATTTACAGTGAAGTTTGATGTTATAAATGTTCCTTCATAAATTTCTATGTTGCTGAAGATTGCAACTCCATTGACCACATTTACTGTAATGTCTTCTGGAATTGAAAAAACATAAACTGTATTGCTTTCTGTTCCGTTTGCAATAATTCCTGCTTTTAGTGTAGCAGTTAAAGATGATAGATTATTAATTCTAAAAGTAATTTTTGCAATTGCAGATCTTCTTGATCTAGGAACATAACCAATGTTTCTAACAAGAGAAACGACGTTTTCTCTTAATGTTGCAGAATCAAGAAAGGATTCATTAATTGCTAAGTTTGTATTATAAGCAGTCAGATAAGTATTGTATGCCAAAGCATCAACTAGAATAGACAGGTTTGACCCTTCAAAGTCAAAATCTGTAAAATTGCTATTGGATCTCAGATAATCCTTAATTGAGGTCTTTATCTGATCGAAATCCAGACTTGTAAATTGACCGAAAGCCATTATACTCTAGTTGGTAAAAGAATAAATTCGACTGTAATTGTCGGAAGAGGTAAACCAATGATGTCGTAAGTGATTGTAGCAGAAAGTTCGTGATCTTCTCCACTCACAGTTACCGAAACACTTACATTTTCAACTCTTGGTTCATAATTTATGATTGCAGTTTCAAGTTCACTCTGCAAACCAATTGCATTTAATGTAGTATCAAGTTCAAAAAGTGCTTGATTAATGGTAGATCCAAAATTTTGATCAAAAAATTTCTCACCAAATTTTGTAAACACAATGTTTTTAACAGATCTTTTAATTGCCTCTTCATTTGTAAGAGGCAAAATGTCCTTAGTGACAGGATGAGACTTAAATGAAAGATTTATGTCCCTAAAAGCTCTGCTATACTCCGACAATTACAGTTTCTCCGTTAATCTTTTTGTATTTATAGAGTATTTACATGGTTATTTTTCCGTAAACTGGTTCAGTACCATAGTCCCAATCATCATAATCATCATCATTGCGAATTTTTTCATGTAATTCAGTTTGTTTTTTGAGATTATGCTTTTTTTCGGTGAGATTGTCATGTAAAATTTCACTTAAAACTAGTTGATCGTCCATTTTTGCTCCTAATTCGATTGAATTAGAACTTTTTAAGGGGTTGCTATCCCTTGATCAATCAAAAAACCCTTTCTACGAAAGTCTGAATCCAAAACAAAACGATAATTGATAGGTCCTTCTATTTTTTGATCATTCCAAATTGGAATTGCGATAGTATTTCCATAACGAAAGTCAGGATTTCTTCTGAAATGTACTTCAATTAACTGATTGTCGATGAATTCGCAGTTAATCCACTCATAATCACCAACTAAATCGTCTAAAATTGATGGAAATTGTACTACTTTATCTATCTTAGTCCATTTTTTCCATTTATATAACTCATCTTCTTCGTTTCGTTCACCTAAGACTACCAATTTGCACTCTTTGTGTTGAAAATCAACGCTTAAATGCTCTCCTTTGAACCGTTCACACCAAAATTCTGCAGGATGAAACTGATCGGTATGGCGTTGAATCCACTCTACCCGAGAAAAACGCCCCATTCCTAATAAATTCATACAAGGACGCACAACATAAAAGTCGGGTTTGGGAACTGTAGTACCAACTGGACCACAAGTATAACCCAAAACCCGACTTAAATGTAACTTATTGTATGCCCAGATGTCTTTTGAATGAATGTGATTCCATTCTTCGTTTCCATCTAGAAGGTACATAAACTACCGTCCTTGACCCCTATACCTTTTCTTTGCTCCATTACGAGAAGAGGCGCTCAACTTGGTGTATTGTGAACGACCTTGACGAGTTTTCTTGGGAGAACCAGGAACAAACAGTGAACCACCAGAACTTTTACGAGGTGCCATAAATTAAATCTCCATCAAATAATACGAGTTTTTTCGTGACCAACGCGAATCCGAGGATCACACCAGATTTCAAAACCTTCTTTCTTTGCATCAAGACAGAACGAAACGTCTTCACCACACATGTCTTGAACTTCACCAGACTCAAAGACTTGCATCTGAGGTGCAAACCAAGGATAGGTGAGTTTTTCAAATACACCTTTCTTAATCAGTACCCAACCAAATCCTGTGTAATCGACTGTGAAAGGTTTGCGCCTCTTGCTGATTGATTCGACGGTTTCGTGATTCATCACACCACCATTCTTACGGAAGTCATTTTCTTCCAACCAATGAGCAACGGATGTGGTGTATCCGTCTTCAGTTGCATACCACCCTGCCACAATGCCTTTGTCTTCAGAACCATCCTCAGCATCTCCTTGTGCCAATCCAATCAGTTGCCAAAACTTTTCGGTATTGAACACAATGTCATTATCAATCCAGAGTTGATAATCATACTCCAGTTTGCCATCCCAAGGAATCTGCTTAGGACCACGAAGAACATTTGCACCCAATACTTTACAACGTGCAAAGTTCACCATGGAAGAATAATCTTGAGAGATCTGAATGCTCATTCCATTTTGAACCAGATCAAAACAGAGTTGAACAAAATTCTTTAGAAACAGATAAGAACACCCACGACCTGGAAGACAGAAAATAATTGTCTTACCTTGTGCTCTCTTTTTAATTAGATCATAATTCCACTGATCTTCAGACTCAGTGTTTTTAGCAATAACCTTAAATCCCTTTGTCATAAGAAAATGATTTATACTTCAGTATCATACAACAGTATTTAGCGAGTGTCAAGATGATAAATAACGGTATCAAGTTATTTTATAAAGACTCATGTTTCCCTCATTTAGTTCAAAGGAAATTGATGCTCTGAGCGAGGCTTACGCATCAGTTTATGAAGCAGCAGAAGAAGCAGAAAAGGAAGGTAAAGAATCTGGTAAAGATGAAGGCGGAAAGCATAAAGAAGGTAAGCACCCCAAAGGTAAGGAAGAGAAGGGTGAGAAGGTTACTGAAAAAGAAATGAAAGAATCTTTTGATATTATTCTCTCACATCTTCTCTCAGATGGATACGCAGACTCTGCCGAATCTGCTACCGCAATTATGGCAAACATGAGCGAGGAGTGGAGAGATTCTATTTTGGAAGCACAAAGAGCTCGTGAGAATCCTGAGAAGTATGAAAAAGAAGAAAATAAAAAGTATGAGAAAGTTCGTGGAGAATCACGCCCAATGCCACCTAGAGGCAATAAGGATCGTGAAGCATTTGAAAAGTGGTATGCTTCACAGGGTCGCTGATTAAACAATAAAAAACTTTAAATCCCTCAGTGACCCTGGGGGATTTTTTTTGTGCCACGGGAATTTTTTTATAAAAATGGATTCAGTATATTGATAGCGTTGGGGGACCTTTGTAGGTTAGGGACTTATGCTTTTTTATATCCGCTACGCCCGCTTAAGTATAAAGAATTCACCACAAATTAACTGTCATTTTGCACATTTAACACGCCCACCTCAAAGTATAAAAAAAGGACAGAATTTCACTGTCCTCTGAGTATTCTGTTTTCCACAAGTTTTCCACATAAAGTATAAAGTTTTCCACAGGTTGCTGATGCCTACTGTGCATCAAAACACTGTTACTAACTGTGTTCTCGCAGATTTATACTTAGAACCTGTGGAAAACTATTAGCATTTCTGCGCGGTGACTGATAGCGAACGACAAGAGGGGAGAGATACTGTTTGTGTGGTTCACGATGATACCTGCGACAGACACAGTAAGTAACAGAAACACGCACAGATTATGCCACGAACATAACACGAAAAAGTGCTGTTCGGTGGTATGACCCCTGCACACGATTAGAGGGGCATTAGAGACGCACAGAGGACTGTCTGGTGAGGTATTACCACACGACGTTTAGATCCTCTACAGTAACACTCACGGACTCTGCTGGTTCTAACTTAAAGACCTTCTCGTAGTTGATGTCCTGAGGATTGAAATCGTCCATTACATTGAACTCCAGAGTGACACGGTATTTCTGAAGTTGACCAGGCAGAGATGAGAGCGTCATGGTGTTTCTCAGTGACTTATGAGTAATTATAAGAGTTTGGTGGGATTTTGTCAAGTGCTGGGGGTGGGGGATTTGCGCGGGGTGAGTGTTGACAAAGTGCTGTCCTTATGTTATAACGTCTTAGACCACAAGCACCAGAGGCATTAAAACAAGCACCAGAAGGATTTAATCAATCTCTAGAAGAGTTTAATACATCATAAAAGAGAGTTTTCCACAGGTTATTAACACTTTTTCCCCAAACCTGTGGAAAACGTTAAAACAGCACATTATGTTTTTTAATACATTTTTATTATTGAAAATAACTTTCTAAAATAGATTTTTTAGGGGGAAACATTCCAGAGTAAGGAGTCGTTAATGAGACATCAATCTGCTTTCCTGGGGTAATTGCATTGACTGGGGCAAAGTATAACTCTTTTGAGTGAGAATAGAATCCCCAGACTGTTGCAACTGATTTTCCCAAGTTATAATCGTATGTGCGATGATGATTGAGCATAATGCGATCATACTTGGTGTTAAACTTCTCAACACAGTAAGAGTAACCATCAGGTGCAGAATGAGGAAAGTTTGGTATCAAGCAAAAGGGGACACTTCTTCTCCTTGTGCATCATTGCTATCTTCAACGAGACTATCAAGAATGGCAAGAAGTTCGTTACCATTGTTTGCTTGATTGAGCAGAGACAGAGCAACAGATTGAGTCATGATGTAATTAGAAAAGTGTAATGAATGATGAGTAACTTTAGGGCAAACTCATTCCCATGAAATTAGCGAGTCAGTGACTTTATACGATGAAACTTGAGAACCTCAGTATAAAGATCATTACGGTTCTGAGTATCATTGCGATTGATTGCTGCTTTGCATTGCTCAGCAATCTCATCAAGAGTATAACGGGAAGAGGGAATGTAGCGCATGATTCAGTAAGTAACAAGTTGAGCAGGTGAACCACAAGAACGATAGAAATCTACCATTCGAATTGCCTCATCGTAAGTCTTGAAGAATTGAGACCTCCATTCACAAGAATTGTAGGGAGTTTGATAGCGAACTTCGTAACGTGTCAGCATGAGTTTGTGTTAGTTAGAAGGGAAGTTAGCGCAGACAGCATCACACAGGACACGAACTAAGTCATCGAATTGTTCCTGTGAGTTGGGAAAATGTTCGCAAAAGAACTCATCACAGATGGCATCAATATCCTCCATGAGTTGTTCACGAGCACTCAACATTTCAAGTTTGTTGTCAGTCATTTTGTTTGTGAAGTGTGAGTGATTAAATGAGAATGAAATCAGGCAATTCGCATACCAGAAAAGAAAGGAATCGTGCCATAGTCATGAG